CGGTCATTTCAAAATCCCTCAATATGTGGGTTGTTTGCCGATGCAATCGCGCGGTCGTATCCGTTTTTCGCTACCAACACGGCCAAAGACAAGCCCCAAATCAGGCAAATAAGGATCAGCACCGCACTGGTGCAGCTGCGTTCGCGGCGGGCGTTCATACGGGCCAGCATGGGGCAGTTGTGAGCGTCAGGCTGTTTGTGGGTCATGTGCGTGGCTCCGGCTTTAGCGCATCAACCATCACATCGGTCGCGCGTGAAATTTCAAACAGTGCAACGCGGCTGATATCGTCGCGCGGATCGGCCTTTACGGCCTTGATTGCAGCGTAGGCGGCTTCATTCAGCGCGCGGATTGCTTGGGCAGAGGTCATTGCTCAGCCTCCACAACTTCAAAGCACACGTTGCAAACGACTGCGCCGCCGCCATTATCGGCCATATCGCCGTCGCAGGGCTTTGGCTTGTAACCGCGCGGCGCGTCCTCGTCAGGCTCGGCGTAGCGTCCGCATGTTTCGCCGTATGCAGTGCCAATGTCGGCAATGTAATCATCTGGGCCAGCAAGCCGCCACGCGTCGTATTTGTGAACGTCCATTTCAATCTCCTCTTTCTGTGATAAATTCCATCAAGCCCATTTGCCGACCGCGTAATGCGGTTGTATCCGTGGGCCAGTGGTTTTGAGTTTTGTATGCTTCCCATTCGGCAAGTTCAAGCGCATTCCGCGCAGCCTCACGTTCAGCCTTGCGGCGGCAATCGTCCTTGCGCCACGCAATCGCATCATCGCTAAAATGGCGTGCATCATAGGCGGCGTCTGCGGTGGTCATGGCTGGCTTCTCCGATTGGTGGGTTGGGCAGGGCCGAAGCCCTGCGGGGTTAGGCGGCGATAGCCGCAAAACGGCGCGCATCATCCATCAATTCTTTATAATCAGCAATTGCCGCGGCATGAACCTTTTCAAGGCGATCAGTGTTTGATTGGCCTGCAATAATTGCATCTGCCAAACGGTCGCGGGCTTGATCCATGCGCATGCGAGCAATTTCAAGGTCTGATTTGATTTGTTCGATTGTGCGTTTCATTTCATTCTATCCTAGCTGTGGCTTTCGCCGTTTCCATAAATTGACCTTGCACGATTGCGCTTGACGCGTCAATAGAAAAAGTGCATCAAGCAATCATTAACCGCAAACAAAGGAACAAAACAATGGCAGCAGAACACATCACAAGGGACGCCGTGCGCAACGTCTTGCGCTCGCACCTTGGCATCCGTGCAAACGAAGTCGCCGTGATCTTGCAAATCAGCAAAGGCACAGCGCAAAGCCACATCAAAGCAATCCGCGCCGAATGGCAGGTGGGGGAATGAAACACACAGTAAACCGCTGGCACTGTTACCCAGACGAGCGCCTGCGCAATTCAGGCGATACAATTGATGGGCATCAAACGCGGGTTATGCGCCTTTGCGATAGATTTGCATTAATAATCGGACTGCCAATTGCTAGCACTTTCGCGTTGATGAATGCCGCGATCAACCACGACGAAGCCGAAAAGGTGTTGGGCGATATGCCTGGCCCTGCCAAGGAACGCTTTCCCGCGCTTGCCGCTGCATATGCAGAAGCGGAAAAGATCGTGATGTATGAAATGGGCTTGCAATGGTCACTAACCGATCAAGAGGCCGCAATCTTGCATCTTGCCGACAAGCTGGACGGTGAGTTATGGGCGCGCAAGCATGGCGTCACAGGGTCGCACGACTGCGACAAACTGCAATCAATGGCCGAGGCATTGGGCCTTGGCGAAATGGTTAAGGAGATGTTGAAGTGAGTTTGCAAGAATACAGGGATTTTATTGCATCGCGTGGATCTATCATCGCGCCGTCCGGTTTTGTCGCAAAGCCAATAAACCCAAGCGCAAAGGCGCATCAGGTTGCCGTTTTGGATTTTGCTCTTAACCTTGGGCGATCCGCCGCATTCTTGGATACCGGCCTTGGCAAGTCGTTCATCGAATTGGAATTTGCGCGCCAATGCGCAGAAGAAACAGGCAAGCCTTCGCTTATCCTGACCCCGCTTGCCGTTGCGGGGCAGATGGTGCGTGAAGGCCAAAAATTCGGCGTTGACGCGCGCAAGATCAAGGAACAATCAGAAGTCGGGTCTGGCGTTATGGTCGCAAACTATGAGCGCCTTGCAAAGCTGGACCCAGAATCTTTCGGGGCAATCATCCTAGATGAAAGCAGCATCCTGAAAAGCTACGCCAGCCGCACGCGTGTGGCGATCCAAGATGCGTTTAAGTACACGCCTTACAAGCTTGCCGCTACCGCCACGCCAAGCCCGAACGATCACACAGAACTAGGCAACCATGCCGAATTTTTGGGCGTCATGCGTCAACAGGAAATGCTGTCAAAGTGGTTTATCAATGACACGTCTACCGCATCTCAAGATTGGCGATTGAAGGGCCACGCACAAGAAGACTTCTGGGGCTTTGTCGCAAGCTGGAGCCGGTGCGCAACATTGCCAAGCGATCTGGGTGGTGATGATGCTGGATATATCCTGCCGCCAATTGATGAGCATTCGCACATCGTCGCAGCTGATCGCATGGAAAATGTAGAGCAAGGCATGTTGTTTCGCATTCCTGAAATGTCCGCAACGTCGTTCCATGCAGAAAAGAAGTTGACGCTAAAGCAAAGGTGTGATCTTGCTGCGGAACTGGCAACACATGACAAGCCTGTAACGGTCTGGTGCGAAACAAACGAGGAAAGCGCATACCTGACAAAAGCAATTGACGGGGCGATTGAGGTTAAAGGGGATCAAGACCCTGATGAAAAGGAGCGGCGTCTTTTGGGCTTTGCAGACGGTCAATATCGTGCAATCGTGTGCAAGCCAAAGCTGGCGGGTTTTGGCGTCAACTGGCAGCATTGCGCCCACGCCGTGTTTGCCTCGATCAGCTTTAGCTATGAGCAGCACTACCAAGCCAAGCGGCGTTCGCATCGGTTTGGGCAATCGCAGCAAGTACGGAATGACATTGTAATGAGTGACACAGAAGCTAGCATTTGGGACGTTATCAACGTAAAATCTGCAAAGCATGACGAAATGAAAAAGCGCATGGCAACCGCTATGCGATCGGCACAAAGCAAAGCGTCAGTTCGTGTGGCATATGACCGCCCCATTGAATTGGCGTTTCCAGAATGGATCAAAGGAGAAGTGAAATGAAACAACCAGAATATCAAGGCAAGTGGCACGCGCTGCACAATTCGGACTGCATTGAGGGTATGCACGCAATGCCCGCGCAATCGGTGGATTGCATGGTCACGTCGATCCCATTTGGCGATCTATTCGTTTATTCGGACAGTGAACGCGATCTTGGAAATGCTGGCACGGGTGAAAAGTTTCTTGAGCAATACAAGTATTTTGCCGAGGCTTTAACGCGCGTTATGAAGCCTGGGCGGGTGGCGTGTATCCACGTCACTGACTTGCCGACGCGCAAGGGCAAGCATGGCTTTATTGGATTGCAAGACTTCTCTGGCGATATCATCCGCGCACATCAAGACGCTGGCATGATCTACCATAGCCGCGTTACCATTTGGAAAGACCCCGTAGTTGAAATGCAACGCACTAAAGCGCTTGGACTTCTATACAAGCAGATCCGCAAAGACAGCACCATGAACCGGATCGGGATGCCAGATTACATGCTGATGTTCCGCGCGCACGGCGACAATCCAGATCGTGTTGAGCATTGCGCGCCGGGTGACACAAAAGCCGCACTGCCAATCGTGCGTGCATGGATTAAAGAAATGCACCGCCAAGGGCTTTCGTCTGAAACCCCATCTGATGAGGCGCTTGTAGAATTGATCAAACATGCAGAATTTGACGTGTACGAATGGCAAAAACTGGCAAGCCCGATATGGATGGATATTAACCAAGGCAAGGTGCTGAACGGCTGGCGCGGTGCCAAGGCAGAGAATGACGAGCGCCACGTTTGCCCATTGCAGCTTGATACAATAGAGCGTTGCTTGCGGCTCTATAGCAAACCTGGCGATGTTGTGATGGACCCGTTCAACGGGATCGGATCAACAGGCTATCAGGCAATCAAGATGTTTCGCCGGTATCTTGGATTTGAGTTGAAACCAGAGTATGCGGCTCTTGCTGGTCGCAATCTGGCCGAAGCCGAAGCATCAGCCGGTGGGTTGTTTGACGCCGTTTAACAAAAACACCCCGTCCAGAAATGGGCGGGGCTGGCGAGGGTGCAAGGAATCGAACCTTGGCCTACAGTTTTGGAGACTGACGCGCTACCATTACGCTACACCGACACAAGATTGAGGCGCGGCCATTACCCCTAAAGGTGTGATGCCGCATAACGTCACTCGGCTTGCGCTTTTTATTTGCTACGCTGGATGATGCGCTATCACCCATTGACCACTTGCCGCGCCTCATGTGGTGCATCCAT